ATTTATTTCTTCGTAAACCGTAGGTATTTTATATTCCTTTATATTATTTTTAGTATATGGTTTTAAATCCTCCCAACTACGTACTTCATTCTAATAATCAAAACCATCTCTTGGTTTTAGATTTTCAAAAAAGTATGTTAAGTTAGGATATCGTTTTATTGTTTTCAACCAACGTATGAATCTTCCTGCTTTCATATTACGTATTGAATATCTTGAGGAAAATTCTTTCAAAGCAAAAACAAACTCTATATTTTTACAGAACGCTTTAAAGTCTAACGTCCCACGAAATATACGAATCTCTACGGTATTTTTAGGTGTAATGTGTACGGCGTAAAATTTAGGTGAGCTTTTTCTCTTTATCCTATTCCTAATTCTATCCTTACTTACTCCGTATACGTTTGACCACCTTTCCAGATTCTCGGGATTTCTATTTGAAAACCAACCTATAAACTCCTCATTTTTGTAAAACATAAGATGGAACTTATACAAGTGAACGTCTCCAGTAAAAGAGTTTCTGTTTACGTGTATATGCATACCACAATTACGAGTATTGTAAGAACGATATCCCTCACCACGTAAGATTGAAAGTACGTTCTTCATCATTCTTTTACGATATATTATATTTTTATAATATGATTCTGTAAAAGGTAAAGACGCAATTTCAAAGCCGTTAGACAATGAGCCGTCTTGCATACAATACAAGAAAGGTTCTTTTGTTTTTACGTCCTTGCTATACATCGTAACATCTTCTGCCATATCACCAACTAGCTTTCCGTCTCCAGTTTTTTGTTCTACTTCAAGTTCGAAGCCCATAACACACTTCGTAAGTGGTCTACGTGGATTATAGTTTTTGAAAAGTTTACTACTTCCCATCGTAATTTCTTTTCTAAATACGTAACTATAACCTCTATGATGACTTCCATTATCACGATTTATATTATAATCATAAACACGTAGATTTGGTCTGTAGTCGTATGAATGTATTCTATCGTGATTACAATTACAAGGTGAACCATTGTTGTCATAATCTTCTGGAAACCATTCGCCACAACACTCTCGCCAATTATAATAGTCCTCACAACTGTCGCAAAATTGACGTTCGTTTGCTTCGCAATAATTTATATCTTCGCTTAAGCAAGTTTCATCACAATCGTCGCACGTAGTATGTACCTCCCAAAAACAATCAACACAATAGTTTTCACCTGTAATATCACTTGTATTCATATCGTCTGCGGTAAATTCCGAATCGCAATTACAACATTCGTGAGTAGGTGTTTCTTCGTTTGGCATTTTTCCTCCTTTCTAATACATTTTATTTTTACTTTTACAATCCATACACAACTCATCGTCGTCATCGTTTGTTACAATAATTTCGTCATCGCAAAATAAACATTTTTGATAACCTTCTCGTTGTAACATTTCAGCGTAACAAGAGTTGCAAAAATACAATTCATCACTTACATAAACATCATCTATTTGACCGCCTACGTAGTCATCTTCTACAACTTGTAAGTCTTTCATAAAGTATTTTTTACCACACCCGTCGCATTCTATCTTGGTATTTCCGCTAGGATTTCTCCACACATTATTCCAACCCGTATAAGTTGAATACGAGTTTCTATTCCAAGCATTGTTATATGAGACGTAACGTTGTTTAGGTTTTATATCTTGTTTTGTATAAAAAGGTTTATTGTCAAACCTTGTTGTATCAAAACGTAATATAGCATCGTCTGGCATATCCCACGTCTTAAGATTTAAGCCGTGTAATTTAAGACCATCTTTTAATATAGTATCGGTACTACCCCAAAATAACGTCTTGGCTTTCTTCCAATAAGATAATCTTAATGGTGCCGTGGTTTCTTTTGCGAGGTGTAACGCTCTATAATTGTGGTCTACGAATGAGACAGCGTAATAACCTAGTAGTTCTTCTAATGCGTCTTTGTATTTTAGACGACTTAAACGACTAAAGATTATTTCACTATCTACTTGCATCTTATCTTTATGACCTTTGATTTCGTCCCAATTTTGTATCATACCATTATGCGCACCAACAATGTGTCCGTATTTAAACGGATGAGCGTTACGTATAGTTACGTCGCCAGTTGTCGCCGCTCTAGTATGACCAATTACTGAGATTGTATTCTTGTCAATATTGTTTAGAACTTCAGTTTGCCATTCTTTCGTAAGAACTGCATTGTCTGAAGAATCCAACGTTTTGAAAAGATGTCGTCCAGTAGACGATATGATTACAACGCCAGTTGAATCTTTACCTCTTTGACACGCATTACTTGCAACGCTTGTAAAAGATTTATGTAATAGACGCAACTGTTCGTCTGATATATGCCCTTCTGGTTTTGTAAGACCAAATATTGAACACATATTATTTGTTTCCTTTCGTTGTTATTTTATTAAACCTCCAATCGACGCCAATGATATCTTTACCAATAGCGTCAATGAACGTAGTAAATTGAAAGTTAGGATTATCTTTTATTAATTCCACACTTAAATCAATTAAGAAATCTCTTAATATTAGTACACGTCCATCTTTTTTTCCTCTTACATTACGCTTTATTATATTAGCTAATAAAACGTAGTCTTTTCTACTTAACATCTGTTACCTTTCTATCTGAATGTTTTGTAAAAATATAATACGTATTGAAATCTATGATTATAAATGTTATCTACGTAAGTTATCTACGAACATTGTACTCTTTTAGTACCAACGCATTAGATAGTAGTTTCAATATGATTTCAGAAGGAACCTTATTTTCACTACGTATGCGACAACCTGTGTACCTGTCGTTTATTTCTACAACGTCAAGTTTATCTATGTAGGTTTCGTATAGTTCTATTGCCGTTTGATACCAAAAAGGAGATGACGTACCACTACATTCAGATAAGACTTCGTTACCTCTTTTTACTACAATTCTATCGTAGTGTATAAAGATAGTAAGGTCTGCGTCTTTTTCTTTTGGTAAATGGTGATGGTGTAAAGAACAACCATCTATTACGTCAAGACAACGTGGACAACTTATCGCCACTTCTCGTGTCTCTAATTTCATACGTTTCCTTTTTTTATTTATGGTTACGGGTTTTTATTACGTAAAAGCAAAATTTGATATTTGCAATTTTAGGCATAAAGACCCATTAAAATTTACAAAATTTTGACCAGTTAACCTAATTATACGATTCTTTTACTACGCTTGGTATATTTCGGGCTGTGGCTGTCTGTGTATGTAAACCCGTGCTGTCTAAAAAATTTATAATTGTGTATGAAGCGTAGTATTTTATCTACGTAATGTCGCTTACCTTTCTATCTGGTAAAAGTATAACGTATAAAAAATTTTACGTAAAAAAAATTACGTATGATTTTATGGTAAAAAATACGACGTAAAAAATACTACGTAATATAATTTACCAGTACTGGTAGAACTACAATTTTAAAAAAAAAAAAACCCAATCAAAAATTAATTTAATTGGGTTTTTTTATTATTCCGTGTATGGTGAGTTTTTATAAAACGTAGAATCTTGGTTTTTGTGGTCTCTCATTCCGTGGGAATAACCAAGGTTGTAAATTCTACTAGGATTATAATCTTTATCTTCTAATTTTGCTAAAGCATAACCCACACTAAAAAATACAACTCCACTTAATAAGATTGATAATACAAACATATTTACTTTCCTTTATTTTTTGTTTTTTTACTACGTGGGAATTTTAAAATTTTTGGTGGGAATTGCACCCACCATTTAAGAAATTAAACTAAATTAAGTTTTTTAATTTCTTTTTCTGTTAGAACGTCGTAGTCATCATTAGCAAGAGCCTCGTTAATTTTACTCTTGTCTTTAGTCAAAAATACTAGCGACGTCAACACCTTTAGCCTAGTTGCGGTTTTTTCTAATTCCGCTTTTTTAACCGCTTCTGGACTTTGTGGTCTAAAGTGGTTATTAATGTGAGAATTGAAAACAGAATGTTCTATTTTCTTTCCTTCTTTGTCTAGCGGTTTATAGTTTGATTTTTCGTGAACTTCACGACATTTTACCTGAAGTTTTGACGCTTCAATGTCTAGGTTTTCTTTTAACTTTCCAATTTCAACAACTTCAGCTTCGAAGCCATTTTTACTTAGGTCGGTTAAAAACTCATTCATTACGTTTGATTGTCTACTCATAATTATATTCCTTTATTATTATGATTATTAAGGTTTGAACGTACCTTAAAACGCTTATCCTCAGTTGAGGTAAGTCTTAACCCACGTAATAAAAAAACGTTGTTTTTAAGTTGGTTTCCAATTTTCAAAAAACTATTATTTGTTTGCTCTCAATTCATCGACTTTTTAGTCTACCACAAATTGACAAGTTTAAGCTCCGCCGTCCCGACGTTAAATATAAGTTAAGTTCAAAAAACAATATAATAATTATACAAGTATATTAAACAAATATAAGTAGAATACAAATAAAATTCGCTCTGGTCGATTTTATATAGTAAAAAAACCTAGTAAAAATATATGTAATTATTACGTCGTAAAAAGTCCATACTAACTACATAAACTATAAGATTTAAATTTATACGTACCCCACCTCTACGTATTTTTTACGTGGCATAATGTTTTAAAAATTTTACGTGGAATTTTTACGTAATATGCGAACGGCGTATCGGGTGAACAAGATATCGACACACAAAAATCTCAAATTATAATTATCGCCTTGTAATTTTGGATTCTAGCTGTTGAATTTTGTTTTTTTGTTTTGAAAAATATTTTTGGAAAATTTTAAAAATTTGGGATTTAATTTAAATTTATTCGTACTAAATAATAAATATAAATATAAATTATAAATTTAGCTCTGTTTCGTTCCCACTTAAAGATAATACATATTTTAACTTAAAACAAGAATAAAAGAAACTTGTTGCATATTATATTATATAGTTGTAAGTTCTTGCATATGAACGAAAAACAGATAGCTAAACAACATTGTGCCAATTATGGTAAAGGTAGCGATAGTGGCATATGTTCTGGATACTTCTTTAGACGTGAAGAAAATAAAAAAATGGTCTATTGGATAGATAAAAAATATGCAGGTAAAGAATGTAATCCTAAAAATTGTTCGTATTTTAAAGATATAGTTGTCCCAGGCTTAGTATGAGAGACTTAGTTGACATACTTACACGAAACGATGGTAAGAAATTAGTAGAATATTGGAAAAATGTCCAAGAATATGAAAATATAGGAGACGAGGAGAGAATAACAGATGAAAGTAATATACATAGCTGGAAAATATACAGCCCCAGACGAGAAAACAAAGAAAAAAAACATAAAAAACGCTGAAGAAACCGCTCAAGCAGTATGGAAGCGTGGAATGGCGGCAATTTGCCCACATTTAAACACTAAAAATTGGGATAATTTGCTAGAAAGTGAAGAATTCTTAGAAGGATACTTTTCTATAGTAAAAAAATGCGATGCAGTCCTTATGTTAAACGGTTGGAAAGACTCAACAGGTGCAGAAGCAGAGCATTGGTTAGCTACAACGTACAATGTTCCAGTATTTTATAGCGTAAATGAGTTAGATAGCTGGAATCGTATGGTATGAAGTTTAATTTATCAGAAATAGACATAGATGAAAATGTATTAGAAGAAGCACACCGCATAGTAACTACTAAAAGACAAGAAGATTACGGTCATCCTTTAAAACATTTTGGAAGAATTGCAAAAACTTGGTCTAGTTTAAAGGGAATAGAGTTCACACCATCTGATGTAGCAAAATTTATGATAATAATAAAATTGTGTAGAGAAGAAAATAAACCTAAAAAAGATAATAGAATAGATATTGCAGGTTATGCACTTACACTTGATATGGTAGAACAGGAGTAACATTATGATAATAGTTGCAGAGAGGTTAAATCCAGAAACTGGCGAATGGGAAGAGTATGAGGTAGATGATTCTTTACTTACACTATTAGCCGAACAGGAAGAGGTAGAAAATGAAATGGACTGAAGATGAGTTAGCAATAGTATTACAATACGAAAGAACTAATAAGTCGTGTTATACATTATTTAATGAAATAAATAATACTGGGTATAAACGTACTTATAAGGCAGTTTCTCGTAAAGTAGAGAGTTTAGGTTTAAGAAAGCCAAAACGCTATAAAACAGGTAGAGAGTTACGTTTAGGTTATCTTGATATAGAAGCATCTAACTTAAAAGCTAGTATAGGCATTATGTTGTCTTGGTGTATTAAACCAAGAGATAAAAATGAAGTAGTAGGTGCTATGGTAACTAAAAAAGATGTATTTGATGGAACATATGATGCTAAGGTTGTTGAGTCTCTTATAGACGAAATGAATAACTATGACCTACTATTTACTTATTATGGTAGTAAGTTTGATATTCCTTTTATAAGAACTCGTTGTTTAGACCACAATATACGCTTCCCTGTGTATAGAGAGGTTAGTCATAAAGACTTATATTATATGGTAAGAAGCAAATTACAACTACATAATAATAGATTAGGTACTGCTTGTGAGTTTTTAGGTATAAAAGGTAAAACTCCTGTAGAACCAAGACTATGGCGTGATGGTATGTATGGTAACGAAAAGGCATTAAAAGAGATATATAAGCATAATGAAGAAGACGTGAAGATACTTGAACGTATGCATAAACGTATAGAAGCTTATTGTCCACCAACGGTTGTGCCTTTATAAAATAAAGAAAAGGAGAGAAAGTGAAAGTAATAGAAATAACAAAAGAAACTCTAAAAAAAGCATCTGAAAACTATGATGATTCATCATTTCGTAGAGGTTATATGCACGGATATAATGCTTGTTGTGATGATGCAGAGTATGGTGCTACAAGAAAACAAATAGGTAATTTTATTGATAATATACTTAGACCCTGGAGATTTGGTAAAAAAAAGTATCCTATGAATAAAATGATTATACCTCCATCTATAAATAGCATTAATACATAGTGTATAAAAAGACCATAAAAAAAGTAAATCACTATCTTTATGATAGTATTACAGAATATAATCTTTATCATAATAAAAAACCTGTTTATTGGAAACAAGGTAATGAAGGTGATTGGATTGTATCAGATGATGGTCAAGTATGTCAAATATTAAAAAAAGGTGTAATGAATGGAAAATCTTATATACGTTGTTTGCTTGGTACACATTTCTTACAAAATGAAATGGATGGAGACCCTCCTAAGAATATATATTCTTTTACTAGGGATAACTTTGGTACTGACAATAGGCTTAAAAGAGAAAAACCAAACACTAAAGAATGGATATTTGGTAAATACGTTGCAAATGGAATAGACCCAAAAGAAGCATATAAAAAAGCTTTTGGGTCTAAAAGCGATGAATATGCTAAAATATGGTCTAAAAGACTTTTAACAACAAAGAGAGTGAGTAATATCGTGTCGAAAGAAATTAGAGAAATGATGGATGAGCTTGGAATTACTGATGACTACTTATTAGCTTCAGCAAAAGAAGTAATAGATACTACTGATAAAGATGCTGATAAGGTAAGAGCTATTAGAATGTTAATGGAAATAAAAGATATGTTTCCTAAACAAAATAGTCAAACAGAATCTTTAACAGTATTTCAAGGATTTTCTAAAGAACAACTTAGTGCATTAAAGGATTCAAAACAAATTGGGACAATCGAAGCCGAAAAAAAAAGATAGATTAGAAGTTTGTTATGTTTGTAATACAGCATTAAATGCAAGTAAAAGAAAAACTGTGTTTGATGTTTTAAATAATGAATTAGGTTGGTTTTGTAGAAAATGTCATACTATGTATGATAATGAAAATAAAATTATAGAGTTAGGTAATTTTGAATCAGATGAGATAGGAATAGCATAATGACAAATAATTTAAATTTAGCAGTATATGGAACATTAAGAACAGGTAAAGGTCGTAAAGGATATATAAAAGGTTATAAGCTTGTACATCCTATAGGGACTTTTTTTCCTGCGATAATTAAAGGTGATGGAAAAGTTATTGTTGAAGTTATAAATAGCAATCACGATGAATTACAAAGCATTGATAGATATGAAGGTGTATATCACGGTTTGTATGAAAGAAAGATTAAAGAGATTGTATTAGACAAAAACAATAAAAAAGTAAAAGCTTATATATATATTGGTAAAGATATAGGCGAATATAACGAATTAAATACAGGAGACTGGAATATTGAAAAGAAAAAACTCAATCTCTAAGAATGATATCATTAGAGGACTAAAAAACGTTATAGGTGATATTAATGGCATTGTTCAACGTATTGTTGTTTTAGAAACTATTTTAACTAGATACATTGAAATGAAGAAAGATGATAAAAAAATAGTAACATATATGGATAAAAAAAATAAAGAACAAGAAGAAAAGATAAAAGCAAGAAAAGAAAATGGAAAAACCAAAGATAGCAAATGATTCTAAAGATGAAGTTCTTTATTTAGCTTCACAAAACCTAGTTAATTTTGGTCAATTATTTTTGCCAGATGACTTTAGTAAATCAAAACCTGCACCTTTTCAATATGAAGTAGGTGAAGCATTACTAAACAAAGACATAAGAAAGCTTTGTGTTGTATTGCCAAGAGGACATACTAAGTCTACTTTAGCAAAGGCGGCATTATTATATAAACTATATTTTAATCCAAAAGATAAGATGGAGTTTATAGCTTGGGTATCAGAAGAACAAGGTCAAGCAATAGACCATTTAAAGTACATTAAACATCAAATAGAGTTTAATCCTTATCTTAATTATTACTTTGGTAGTATAGCAGGTAAAAAATGGACTGAAAAAGAAATAGAAACAGTTAAAGGTGATAGGATTATAGCTAAAGGAACTAATCAAAGACTTAGAGGAAGAGCGCAACTATCTAATAGATATACTAAAATTATACTAGATGACTTTGAATCAGAGTTAAATACTAAAACAAAAGACAGAAGAACAGAAATTAAAGAATGGCTTATGTCAACTGTTTATCCTTCTTTAGAAGAATCTAAAGGTAATGAAGGTAAAATATGGTTATTAGGAACTATTGTACATTTTGACTCTGCTTTACAAGGTATATATGAATCATACTTAGATGCAGTAAGAAATAAAACACCTTACACTTGGCATACTATCTTTCACAAAGCTATAGACGATAATGGACAGGCTTTATGGCCATCTTACTTTTCAATAGAAAAATTAAAACAAATACGTCAAGATTATGAAAATGTTGGGCAAGTTCATAAGTTTAGTCAAGAATATCTAAATGACGCAAGAGATGTAGCTAATGCACCTTTTAAAATAGATAAATTAAATTATTATGATGGAGATTATATATATAACAATAAATTTTCTTACTTACAGGTAGGAAATGATTTTATACCTATTTATGTTTATATAGGAGTAGACCTTGCCGCAACCGCTACAGACACATCAGATATGCAATCAATAGTTGTGCTAGGTGTAGATAAACATAAAAATAGATATATATTAGATACTTTTTATGATAAAATACCTATTTATGATATGCCTAAAAAAATAGTTCAAATGGCAAAAGAATATAACCCAAGAAGAGTTACTATAGAAACAGTAGCCGCACAAGAAATGGTAAGAGATATGGTAACTCGTTTATCATCTAAAGATAGAAAATTAATTCCAGGTATTTTTAAAGGTGCTAAACCACCACACGGTATAAAAAAAGAAGATAGGTTGTTAGCCGCATTAGGGCCAATTATTAACACAGGTAAGCTGTACGTAAGAAGAAATATGGCTGAATTAGTAGATGAGTTATTTGAGTTTCCAAAATCAAGACACGATGACTTTATGGATGCTTTATATTATGCTAATCACTATATAGGTCATAACTATCCTAAAAGTGGTATTGTTGACAAAGAACAATTTGAAAGCAAACAAAGAACTACCAAATTAGGTAGAGGATATTCTTGGATAACTGGTGCTAGAAAATAATTCTTGCATTTAAATATTATTTAACGTATATTTAGTGTAATTACATTGGCTAAATGTATTTTATAGGAGTGGTTAATGAGCTTACCTGTAGACGATAGAGCGAAGATGAACCAAGAAACTTATCGCAATTATAGAGATGCGAGAAGTAATTGGGATAATGAAGCAAGAATTGATATGGACTTTTACTTAGGTAATCATTTTACCTCTGAAGAGTCTGACGAACTTTCCTCAAGGAACCAAGCAGATATACCTATGGATAGAGTGTCTCCTGCTGTAGAAAAATTAAAATCTACTTTAACTGCTAAACCACCAATATTTACTGTTATACCAAGAGAAGATTCAGATTGGCAAGTTGCACACACTTGGCGACATATCTTGGGATATTGTTGGGACATATCAGATGGTGATACACAAATGAAACAAGCTATATCTGATTTTGCCATTACTGGAATTGGCTACCTATATACATACATTGATAGAGAAGCAGATTTTGGTAGAGGTGAAGTAAAGTTTACCTATGTTGACCCGTTTCGTGTCTATGCACCGCCCTCTGCGAGGGATAGGTGGCTCTCCGATGCTGAAAGCATTGTCCTTTCTACTATACTGACTGGTGAACAACTTATTCACCTCTACCCAGAATTAGATGATAAAATTGATAACGATGGAAATATAACTGATGGATTAATAAAAAAACTTTCTACGGTACTAGAAGAAGATTATCCAGAGTCAAGAAATATGACTACTATGAAAGTATTTACTCCTGCAGAAACAAAAGATTTATCCTATCACGAACAAAAATATCAAGTATTAGAAAGATTTTATAAAATAAAAGTTCCTTTCTATAGAGTTCTTGATGCAAGAAATGGTTCTGAAAATGTAATGGATGAGTCAATATTTAAAAAATTTTTAAAAGACAATCCAGGATTAGTTGAAAGAGGTTTTATACAATACGAACAAATATTTCAAAACAGAATAGCTGTATGTGCTTCTGTTGGAGAAATAGTGTTGTATGAAGATGTTTTAAACATAGACGTATATCCTATAGTTGCAATACCTAATATTTGGACAGGAACACCTTATCCTAAGTCTGATGTGTCAAGAGCTAGACCAATGCAAAAACTTTTAAATAAGTTATGGTCTTTAGCTTTATCACACGCACAAGCATCAGCAGGTTTAAAGCTTATTGTTCCAATGGGTTCTGTAGAAAATATGGAAGATTTAGAAAGAGATTGGGCTAATCCTAATGCTGTAATAGAGGTTGATTCATCTCAAGGTGAACCACACTTTCCTGCACCACAACCATTAACAGGAGAGTTTTATAGATTAATACAGCAATGCGAACAATATATAGATTTTACTTTTGGTATTCCAGAAATGATGCACGGATTTGCAGAAAAAGCACCAGATAGTGTAAGAGGTACTGAGGCTATGATGGCTCTTGGTTCAGAAAGACCTAAGTCTAAATTGAGAGATGTAGAGTATAGTGTTAATAGACTTGGTAGAGTAATGTATGGATTAGCAAAAGGTCATTATACATATCAAAAAATGTTTTCCTTAGTTCAAGCAAACAATGCTTTAAGTGAATTAACAATAAATATGTATGATAATAAAAAAGGTGTTATAAACGATATAGCAAAAGATAGATTTAATATAGGCCAACACGATGTTAAAATGGAACCAGGAAGTTCATTGCCAGAAAGCAAATGGGCAACTTATGGTGTTTATTTGGAAGCTTTTCAACTTGGCCTAGTTGACAGAATAGAAGTATTAAAAAAGAATCCAGAAATTTTTGATAAAGAAAGTATTATGGAAAGATTAAATGAGACTGAACAGTTAAGAGGACAGATAAATCAACTTACACAACAAATACAGCAAGTAAGTCAAGAGCTTGATAAAGCACAAAAAGAAAATATCTCCTCTAGAGAACGTGTTCAACTCGAAAAGTTTAAGTCTAGGTTATCTGATATACAGCATAGAATTGATGCGGATAGACGTGTTAATCGTGCAAACTTACAGAATACCGTACTTAGAGAGTCTGATAGAGTACAACAAATCTCTAAAGACATAGCGACAGAGGGAGCCTAAAGGCGTTGACTGTCATACATAACTCCCTGTGGTGCAGTTCTTATAACAACGGATATCGAAAGGTAATGCCGTAAAAAGAAACATCAAATAGGAGAAAAAAATGGCTGATACAAATCAAATAGACGAGTCTTCTGAACAAATTGACCAGAATGTACTTGGACAAGACGACAGAGTTCAACAAGAGGTAGTTGAAGAGGTTGGCAATAATGAAGATACAGATGTTAGAAAATTTCAATCTATGTACGATAAAGCTCAAGCAGAAAATCAAAAGCTTTCATCTAAAATGGAAAAATTAGAAAAATTCGAACCTGTAGCTAATCTTTTACAACAAAGACCAGACTTGGTTGCAATGTTACAAGATAATATTTCTGGAAAACAAACACAGGAGCCTTCGTTAAAAGAGGATGAATTTAACCCGTGGGACGCATTTTATAAGCCAGATTCACCGTCTTATAAGCTTGTCGAAAAAAGACAATCACAGGCTGTGAGCAAGGCTGTAAATCGCCAAATGGCACAATTGCAGGAACAAATGTTTGTAACAAATTTACAAAGCGATTTAAAAAGTCAATATAAAATGACTGATGAACAAGCTAATAAATTTGTTAAGTTTTATAATCAACCTAAAGACGATTTAGGATTAGACGTAATGGTTGATATTTTTTTAAAACAAGAAGGAAATCCTTCTGAAAGAACAGTTTCTTCAATGGAAGCCGTGAGGGCAAACAAAGAAGCTCCTCGTTCTGCTGGAGTAATCCAGGGACAAGCACCACAACAGAAATCTGAAGTAGATGGAATGTGGGACAGAGTCCAAAAAGCAGGAAGTAGGAGTAACGTTTTATAATGTTAAATAATGGAATAGGAGAAAAGGTAAAATGCCTACATATAATAGTGGTCAAGTAAAATTCAACACTCCTGGTTCTGACTTAACTCTAAGCACCCGTAGATTATTCGATTTTAGTGATAGAGTAGCTGAATTAGCACCAGATGAGAGTCCGTTTTTTGTATACTTGGCAAACGTAGCAAAAGTACCAACAACTGATACTCAATTCCGATTCTTAGAAGACAGAACAAAGATTAGCTTTACTGACAGGTCTTTCTTACTAAAAGGTGGTATTACATTAGTAGCCGCTGGAAGTACAGACTCTGTAGTATTTGACACACCTGGCGGTGATGGAGTCGATTGGTTAATACCAGGAATGGTAGTAGCTATCGGTGATGTTGACGGCAATAGTGTGCCAACAACAGCTAATGTTCGTATCGAGTCTGTTGATAATTCAAGTTCTGCCACACAGACAACTTGTGTAGTTACAGCTATATCAAACCCTGGTGGTAGCACTCTCGCACTCGCAGACAATTCTAAGGCTACAGTAATCGGAACTTCTTTCGCAGAAGGTAGTGGCGCTCCAGATGTATTTTCAGAAGAAATGGATAATGATTTTGGTTTTACTCAAATCTTTAAAACAGCTTGTGAATTAACAAATACAGCTAGAGCTACTCAATACAGAGGGTATGCAGATGAATGGGACAGAATTTGGAATCTAAAACTAAGAGAGCATAAGGTTGATATTGAAAGAGCTATGCTTTTTGGTCAAAGAGGAACAGCAAATGGAATTAACTATACTGAAGGTATTGTTGGTTCTACAATCAAAAATGGTTTAGGTAACGTTGTTAATGATGGTTCAAAACTATCATATAACTCTGGTACACCTTACTACAAGTCTAACACAGCCGCAGAGTTTACATACGATGATATGCTTGAAGACTTTGAAGTTATTTTTGACCCAGCAAGAGGTGGTGGTAGAGCTAAATTAGCTTTAGCATCAAGACCAGTAATATCTCACTTTAATAAATTAGGTGGGTTT